ATTTACTTATACTTAATAAAAACAAATGGCAGATCAGTCGATAACGCAGCTGCCTGTTGCGATCACCTTAACTGGTAACGAACAGGTACCGCTGGTACAAAACGGAGTAACAAAGCAGGCGTCTGTGTCACAGATTGCCAATGCTGCGTCGCCCGGCAAACTGATCACTACAATTGTTTACGTTCCGTCGAACGGCGATTTAGTAATTTATTACAGCGACGGTACGCAACAAGTTATTGGCCCTATTTCTGGCTGGTCTGGCTATTCTGGACTATCTGGTTTTAGTGGCTACTCCGGTATTTCTGGTTACAGTGGCAAGTCTGGTTACAGTGGCGTCTCCGGATACAGTGGCGTTTCTGGGTACAGTGGTTCTGGCATCTCGGGCTACAGTGGTATATCAGGTTACAGTGGACTAGGATTATCAGGTTACAGCGGTATATCAGGTTACAGCGGTATATCAGGTTACAGCGGTATATCAGGTTACAGCGGTATATCAGGCTACAGTGGCATTTCTGGTTATAGCGGCATTTCTGGCTATAGTGGTTCTGGCGTGTCTGGGTACAGTGGCTACAGTGGTTTAGGATTATCAGGCTACAGTGGCACATCAGGATATAGTGGCGTATCGGGGTATAGTGGTTCTGGTCTATCTGGCTACAGCGGTATCTCTGGCTACAGTGGCTTCTCTGGTGTCTCTGGGTATAGTGGCTACAGCGGTATCTCTGGATATAGTGGATACTCTGGTATTAGTGGCTATAGTGGCTACTCTGGTATTAGTGGCTATAGTGGCGTTTCTGGCATCTCTGGGTATAGTGGCTACAGCGGTATCTCTGGATATAGTGGATACTCTGGTATTAGTGGCTATAGTGGCTACTCTGGTATTAGTGGCTATAGTGGCTACTCTGGTATTAGTGGCTATAGTGGCTACTCTGGTATTAGTGGCTATAGTGGTTCTGGTCTATCTGGCTACAGCGGTATCTCTGGCTACAGTGGCTTCTCTGGTTACAGTGGTTTTTCTGGTATCTCTGGATATAGCGGCGCATCTGGTATCTCTGGTTACAGTGGTTTTTCTGGTATCTCTGGATATAGTGGCTTTTCTGGTATCTCTGGTTACAGTGGCTTTTCTGGTATTAGTGGCTTTTCTGGTATTAGTGGCTACTCTGGCATTTCTGGATTCTCTGGCATCTCTGGCTACAGCGGATTCTCTGGTATCTCTGGCTACAGCGGATTCTCTGGTATCTCTGGCTACAGCGGATTCTCTGGTATCTCTGGCTACAGCGGATTCTCTGGTATCTCTGGCTACAGTGGCATATCTGGTTACTCTGGCACAAATACCTATGTAGCACCAAGAATAACATCAACAACTAGTGCGGCTTCAATAACACCAAACGCAGGAACTACAGACCAATATGAAGTAACTGCCCTTGCTACAGGTTTGACAATCAATGCACCAACCGGAAGCCCCGTTGATGGTCAAAAGTTAATTATTCGTATATTGGATAACGGAACATCACAAACTTTGACTTGGACAACTTCAAGCGGTGGATATAGAATTGTAGGAACAACTTTGCCTTCTTCAACAACTATTTCCAAAATATTGTATGTTGGTTGCATATACAATACTGCGGCAACTTTTTGGGATGTTATTGCTTTGGCTCAACAAGCATAAGGAAATTAAATGGCTAATTGTGCAGTTATTGATTCTAACAATGTAGTAGTAAATATTATTGTTGCCGAACCTACCGACATTCCCCCTGAAGGATGTACATTGGTAGAAATTCCATTTTGTGACATTGGTTATATTTGGGATGGTAAAACCTTTAAGCCACAGGCTAACTAATGGCAACGTACTATTGGGTTGGTGGTGCAGGCACTTGGAATAGCGCATCTAAAACCAACTGGGCATTAACTTCTGGTGGTACTGGTGGACTAGTTGGCCCACCAACTTCAACAGATGATGTTATTTTTGATACATCATCAGGTACAGGTACTGTAACAACTACAGCATCCTCTGCTACCTGTAACAACATGACTGTTACTGCTACTCAAGCATTAACTTTTAGCGGAACATTAAGCACATTAAATGCAAGTTTAAGTTTGCCTTCAGGTGGTTCTACTGTATTTACTGCATTTAATATTGTTTTTACTTCTACCTCTACTGGCAACACAATAACAACAAATAATAAAACATTAGCTAATACTACATTTAATGGAGTGGGTGGTGGTTGGACATTAGGAAGTGCTTTTACAAATTCTGGTGTTACATTAACGAATGGAACTTTTAATTCTGGAAACTATGCTTTAACATCAGCTTCTTTTAGTTATTCTGGAACTGGAACAGCTACATTAACTTTGGGTTCAAGCACATGGACATTAACTGGTGCTGGTGCTTGGACATCTTTAACAACAACTGGATTAACATTTAACGCTAATACATCAACGATTTTATTGACTAATGCCGCACCAACATGGCAGACAAATACTTTAACTTTTAATAATATAGTTATTGGTGGTGGAAGTAGCACTTCAGGTGTTATTTTAAACTTTAACAATAGCACTATTGCATCATTAAGCTCCACTAGAACTGCCGCTTATACAATTACATTTAATTCTGGAATAACTTTAGCCTCTTGGGGTATTTCTGGAAGCGCTGGAAATATAGTTACTTTAACTGGAGCCGCTCAAAGAACTTTTGTTTATACGGGTAGTGCAACAATATCTATGGACTATATGTCCATTACAAATATTAACTTTTCCTATACTTTAGGTGCTTCAAACCCCTACCTTGTCTATGCTGGCGCAAACTCTACCAATGGCGGTAATAATGCTGGCATAGCTTTTATAGCTGGAACAAGCAAAGCCTATATATTAACCACAGGCACTTCTTGGACTGTCCCTTCTGATTGGAATAGTTCTAATAACACAATTCACATGATTGGTGCTGGTGGAAGCGGAGCAACTTCTGCCGCTTCAGGAAATAACCGAGCCGCTGGCGGCGGTGGCGGCGGTGGTGGATATACAGTTTTAACTAATCAAACATTAACTCCATCTGCTTCTATTCCGTACACTATCGGAACTTCATCAACAAATGCTAATGGCGGCTCAACTACATTTAATACCACTAATACTGCTGGTGGCGGTTCTAGGGGAACAGCCACAACAACTCCATCATCTTCTGGTGGTGCTGGTGGTACAGGAACTTATGCTGGCGGCGCTGGCGGCGCTGGTTCTTTTGGAACTACAGCTTCACAAGGATATGGTGCTGGTGGTGGTGGTGGTGCTGGTGGCCCTAATGGAATAGGTGGTGCTGGTGGAACAGGCTTTGGCTCTACAACTGCTGGAAATATTGCTGGTGGTGGTGGTGGTGGTAATGGTGGTGGGTCTGCTGGTGGTAATGCTTCATCCGCATTACAAGGCAATGGTGGTAATAATTTTAGTGGTACAGGCGGTGGAGCAACTAGCGGTGCAAGTGGAACATTTGGTGGTGGTGGTGCTGGTGGTGTTAATGCTCCACCGGGTAATGGTGGTAGTGGAATAGATATTGCAAATACCATTGGTGGTTCTGGTGGTAAAGGTGGTTTAGCGGCTGGTGGTATTAGTCTTAATAGTGGTAATTATGGTGGTGGTGGTACTGGTGCTAACGTTACAACTGCTGGTGTAACCAATAATGGTGGTGCTGGCTCACAAGGTGTAATATTTATTGTATATACGCCAGGTGGCTCAACAAAAGCAAATTACAACTTTTTTGCGTTCTTTAATGGCAGTTAATTAAGAATTTGCGTATTAGTAATAGTAGCATAGGCAGTTTTCAACGCCTTTTTTGCATTAGTATAAGTAATGATGTAATATAGGTTTGTACAAACCTTAAAGGAAAACATGAAATACAGCGTAGTAATACCCACTTACAACAACTGCGAGAAATACTTAAAACCCTGCATAGAGTCAATTATTAAGTATACTGACCTTGCTGGCGTGGAGCTGGTAGTGTCAGCCAACGGGTGTACAGATAACACCAAAGCATATTTAGACTATGTAAAAACAACAGTCCCTAACCTAGTCATTGCTTGGGATGACAGCCCACTAGGTTATGCAAAAGCTACAAACGCTGGAATTAAGTTAGCAACCGCAGGTAAAATTATCCTGCTAAACAACGACACTGTGTTGTTAGAACAGCCTAAGAACCAATGGCTGGAAATTTTAGATAAACCATTTAGTGATCCAAATTGTGGCATCAGTTGTATCATTAAAGGTCTATCCGAGCCTGCTGGCAAGTATTTTGCAATATTTTTCTGTGTAATGATACACAAAAAAGTATTTGACAAAATCGGGCTTCTAAACGAAGAGTACGGCGTAGGCGGGGGTGAGGACACCGAGTTCTGTATTGAAGCTGAGAAAGCCGGATTTAAGGTCCTAGAGGTATTTGAGAAGCTGTGGAACGGTGAGCAATATACCGGCGGTTTTCCAATCTACCACAAGGGCGAAGGTACCATGCACGACGCCAATCTGGTACAGGGCTGGGATAACATCTTCTTGTTAAACTCATTAAAGTTAGCCAAGAAGTACAACATTGAATGGTACCGCTGGCGCCTATCAAACTTCTGGGAGCGAGCAGTATTTCTTAAGGGCGATACAGTATTCCCGCGTGAAGTAACAAGATACGAATGGGCAGCAAAGAATTTGCTTGGAAACAAAATATTTGAGCTAGGTTGCACAAACGGATACGGCAGGCAGTTTTTTCCAGATGACATTGAATACACTGGAGTTGATTACGATCCGATTATTGTAGAAGTAGCTAAGGAACAAAATTGGAATGGTGCGAATAATACTTTTATTAGCGCTGATATCAATCAGTTTGAAATGGGGCAGTACGATACCATCGTTGCCTTTGAAGTAATTGAACACCTTGACAAAGGTTTAGAGATTGTTGAAAAGTTTAAAAAGCACTGCAAGCGTTTACTAATTACTGTACCAATGAATGAGCCGCCGGGTTTTTGGGGGCCACATCACAAGTTGCATGGATTAAATGAGCGTCACTTCCCTAGCTTTGAGTTTAATTATATTAACGAGCAAGGTGAAATTACAGATACGCCGCAAGATATTACTGAAACAAACCCTTGCAATTTGATGATCTGTAGGTGGACTGCTAGTGAGTAAAATACTTTGCTCTGTAGCAACTCGGGGTAGGTATCACAGCACACTACCGCTCGTATTAAACGCCATCATTAATCAAACTCGCTTACCCGATAAGCTAGTGATATTTGATGACAATGACGAGCCGCAGGACATGCGCAACGAAATGATTTACCAGTATTTCTTTCAGATACTAAATAGTAAAAACATTGCTTGGGAGTGGGCGTACGCTGAGAAAAAAGGTCAACACCACATCCACCAAAGAGCAAATAGTATGGGTTATGATTTAGTTTGGCGCGTTGATGATGATGCCATACCAGAGCCTAACGTACTAGAGAACTTAATTAAACACTTTGATGTTGGCGTTGGTGCGGTAGGTGGCTCGGTGTTAACCCCGCCCTACTTGCCAGACACCAGCGCAGTATCTGGTACAATTGATAACATTGATTCTGAACCTAACATCCAGTGGGGCAAAATTGAACGAGTCAAACAAGTTGAACATTTACACTGCACTTTTTTGTATCGCGCTGGTGTCTATGATTATAATCTTGGGTTATCGCGTGTTGCCCATCGAGAAGAAACCTTGTTTACATACGGTTTGCATCGAAAGAAGTATCAGATTTTAGTTGTGCCTGACGCAGTAACATGGCACATGAAGAACCCACAAGGTGGCATTCGCAGTGAGACAAAGCGGGAGATGTACGAGCACGATGAGCAAATATTTAGAAATGTCCTTAAGTACAAAGACCATACTATTGTCGTTCTTAATTGCGGTCTCGGCGATCATATTGTCTTTAGTCACGTTTTGCCTGCTGTTCGCAATCCCCTTGTTTTTACATGCTATCCTGAAGTAATTCAAGGTAGACCAATAGCAGAAGCGCAACAGTTGTTTGGCGGTATTGATATTTGGAACATCTATAAAAAGATGGACCAGTGGAAGTGGCAAGGTAGTTTAGAAGACGCGTATCGGAAGTTATACCTATGATTATCATAGCACCATACGCCCAAAAACTACGTAACGGCAAACAAAATCCCAAGAATTATCCGTATTGGGAAGAATTGATTGAATTAATTGACGAGCCAATTGTACAAGTTGGCGTAACGGGCGAAAAACAGTTAGTTTCTGATTTTAGAACTGACTTGCCGATTAGTGCATTAAGGGAATTACTTTGGCAATGCCGCACATGGATTGGAGTAGATAGTTTTTTCCAACACCTTGGCTGGGACGAAGGAATAAAAGGTGTAGTATTGTGGGGACCTTCTGATCCACTGATATACGGACACCCTGAAAATATTAATTTGCTGAAAGGCAGAGAACACCTAGCAAAGAATCAGTTTCTTTGGTGGGAAGCAACAGAGCATAAAAATGAACGCTTTCTAAAACCATCAGAAGTTTTAGAATACTTAAAGGTATAAACATGGCATCTTCTGGCAATACTACAATTCAGATGTATTACAGCCCAACGGCTGGACATGTGCCCGCCGCGGCAAACTTGGCCAGTGGTGAGTTGGCGGTAAATACTGCCGATGGTATTTTGTATTACAAAAACGCAAACAGTGTTGTGTCTGTACTAGCAAATAGTAACGTAAACTCACACCTGCAGTGGGATAGTGCTAATAGCACACTTATTGTACTAAGCAACGGCGCATTAGAAATCCCTGTTGGTAATACCGTACAACAGCCCGCCAATGCTGCTGTTGGTATGATTCGATTCAACACATCTGTCTCTGAGTTTCAAGGCTATAACGGAACTGCTTGGAGTCAAATTGGCGGAGGTGCAACAGGTGGTGGCCCAGACCAAGTTTTTGTACAAAACCAAGCCATTGTAACTACTAGTTATACACTAACTACAGGTTATAATGCCGAATCAGTTGGTCCAATTACAATCAATGCGGGCGCAACAGTTACCATTCCAGCGGGTCAACGCTGGATAGTTTTTTAAGGATAAACAATGAGTTCAATCGTAATCTCAGGCGATACAAGCGGGGCAATTACCCTAGCTGCCCCAAGCGTAGCTGGTACAAATACTATTACATTACCCGCTGGTACAGGAACAGCCGCAGTTCAAGGCGTTTCTACTAATATTGTTAGCGGAACTGCCGTAGCTTCTACATCGGGTACAAGCGTTTCTATTACAGGAATTCCTAGTTGGGTTAAACGAATTACTCTTACGATTTTTGCAGTTGGCACAAATGGTTCAAGCGGAATAGAATCCCAAATTGGTAGTGGTAGTTTAAAAACTTCAGGATACGGTGGTGCGCAAGCGTACATATCAGGAAATACTGTTGCAAGCTCAACAATTCAAACAGGTTTGGGTGTTGTAAACCTAAGTTCTGCTTCTTATCTTTGGACCGGAACTGCGATATGGACAAATATTGGTTCTAATATTTGGATTGGCACATCAAGCACAGCGATTACTTCAAATTCATCTGGCACAGAACTTAACTACGCAACTTCTACTGTAACTTTAAGTGGAACATTAGATAGAGTCGCTCTTGCAACTACAAACGGAACAGACGTATTTACCAATGGCTCAATCAACATCTTGTACGAATAAGGATAAATCATGGCTTACGGAACAGTCAATGCTGATGTAATCGGTACAAGCGTAGCAGGAAGCAATCTAGGTGCAGGAAACGCTTCTATTATGAAGAACCGCATTATTAATGGTGCGATGAATATAGCTCAATACGGCACAGGAAGCACAAGCGTACAAACAGGTTCAAGTTATGTTTCATGCGATAGATATACCCTTAATGCTTCACAAAATTCTAAATTTACAATCCAACAAAATGCTGGTTCAGTTACCCCTCCAGCAGGATTTAGTAATTATTTAGGAATGACATCATCTTCCGCTTATAGCATTACTTCAACGGATTATTTTTTAGTTAGCCAAAAAATAGAAGGTTTTAATTTTGCTGATTTTAATTGGGGTACTGCCAACGCAAAAACTGTAACTTTAAGTTTTCAAGTTTATTCATCATTAACAGGAACTTTTGGCGGTTGTTTAAGAAATTCTGCTAATAATCGTTTTTATCCGTATTCTTATACAGTTTCTTCCGCAAATACTTGGACACCAATTAGCGTAACTATTGCTGGTGATACAACTGGTACTTGGGTTGGCGCTACTAATGGTACAGGTGTTGAAGTAATGTGGAGCTTAGGTACAGGTTCAACATATAGCCAAACGGCTGGTTCTTGGACATCTTCTACAGGACTTTCAGCTACAGGTGCAACATCCGTAGTAGGAACAAGCGGAGCAACCTTCTATATTACTGGTGTTCAACTAGAAGTAGGAAGTAGTGCTACTGGATTTGAGTATCGTCAGTATGGAACTGAGTTGGCTTTGTGTCAGAGGTATTACTGGCGTTCAAATGGGGCAAATAATTCTTATCCGTCTATATATGGAAACACTTTTGGAGCAACGGCAGTATTTGGTATTGCAGTTCCTTTCCCAGTTCCAATGAGAACATCGCCAACTGTAAATAAAAATGGCACATGGACTCTCAGTGGATGTGGACAACCAGTCGCATATAACCCCGATAACAATGGATTCACTTTGTATGTAGTGGGGACGGGGGGAAACAATGTCATTGCAAGTCCTAATGGCGCAACAACTTACATAGATACATCAGGAGCAGAGTTATGATTTATCAACTTACAAAGTTTTCAAATCAAGTCCTTCTGATTGATGGTAATAAAACCTCTTGCATCCCATTCGACCCAGCCAACACAGACTATCAAGCCTTTTTGTTGTGGAAGTCCGAGGGTAACGAACCATTACCAGCCGATGAGGTGACAGTATGACAATGATTATTGATGGCTCAAATGGAGCCTTCTTTCCATCTTGGACAACTGCTACCCGTCCTGCATCACCAGTTGCTGGTGAAATGGGATTTAATACTACTACTAATCAATTTGAAGGTTATAACGGCTCTTCATGGGGTTCTGTTGGCGGTGGCGCAACAGGCGGTGGTTCTAACCAAGTATTTAATTTAAATGACCAAACCATAACCGCTAACTATACTGTACCAAGTGGTAAAAATGCTTCTACCGCAGGAACAGTAACTATTAATACTGGCGTTGTTGTCACAGTTTCTACTGGCTCACGTTGGGTAATCGTTTAAGGAAAAATTATGGCTGGCACTCTAGTCGCAAACACAATTAACACCGATACAGGTCTATTTAGCACCAACAATGCTTATTTAGGTATAGCTAAAGCATGGGTAATGTTTACAGGCTCTACTGCTGTAGTTAATGGTTCTTTTAATGTAAGTTCTGTAACTAGAAATAGTGCAGGTAATTACACAGTAAATTTTACTACTGCAATGGCTAATGCTAACTATGCTGGAACTATTGCTACTGCTTATTATGCAAGTGGCTCTGCACCAAGCAATGTGGGCGAATTTTGGTCAGGAACTAGAACAACCTCTGCTTATCAAATTGCCATGCAAAATAGTGCGGCATCAGGGTATCAAGATAGTCCATTTGTATCAGTAGTAATTTTTGGAGCATAAATCATGGCAGGAACAATCGTATCGGATGTTTTACAAGATGGTGCAGGAAACAGCACCGCAACAACTAATGCTATTAAAGGTAGTGCAAAGGCATGGGTAAACTTTGGTGGTGGGGCATCACCAATAATAAACGCTTCTTTTAATGTTAGTTCTATTACTTATAATTCTACTGGACAATTTGGTATAAATTTTACAACTGCAATGACTGATGCAAATTATTCAGCCGTAGGAATGGCTAATTACGCAGGAACTTCAAATCAAATGTTTGTAAATTACTCTGCTAACTTTACATCTACTGCAAGTATTTTATATATATCCACGCTTGATAGAAGCTCTAATTCTTTAGTAAATCCAACATTTGTAGCTGTAACTGTAACAAGATAATATAAAGGAATCAAAATGACACAAGTAATCATTTATACAAACTCAAATGGCGGTGTATCTGTCTGTGTCCCAACAGGCGAATTACCAATTAACGAAGTCTTAGCAAAAGACTGCCCTGCTGGTGCAATTATTGTGGATGACAGCACTCTACCTCAAGGTGCTGATTCCGTTTTTTTTGACGCATGGAAGCTAGATGGCTCTACTATTACTGTAGATTTCCCAACAGCCCAAGCCCACAAACTGCGTGACTTTAATGCAGCTGCGGTTCAAGTAGCCCAAAAGCGTCAATTAAACACATTAGCTGGTATTGCTAACGCTAAATCTGACGCTGACTTTGCTTCTGAATTAGCTACTAGCCGTGAAAGCATTGCATCTGCTACAACGACTGCTGAATTAGTAGCAATCGCTAATCCTGTTTAAGGAATAATTATGTCAGTATCTTTATATGGTAGTGGACAGACAGTATTGCAGGTGGTTAATGCTAATATTCCAACTGGTTTTTCCACAACTGCAAATACCCCAACGGCAACAACTGCAACCGCAACGATTACACCACAAAGTACTACTAGTAAAATATTAGTTTTGTACACTTGTATTTGGAATGGTTCTGCTAACGGTACAGGTCTAACTTTAGCCGTATATCGGGGTGGCTCAAGTGTAAGTGGAGATATTGGTGGTCAATACACTGGCACTGGGAGTTCTTTAACAACAGGACAAGCACTTACATATTTAGATTCTCCTTCTACTACGTCAGCAACCACATATACAATTTATGCAAGAAATAGTACAGCAACTGGAACAGTAAGCACTACTAATGCTGGAACAATTACTTTAATTGAAATTTCAGGAAGCTAATATGGCAACTTTACATAATGCAATTTACGCAATTAATCCATCTATTATTACTATTCGTGGCGATGTAGCTTATGACAAAAATGAGCAAATAATTCAATATGACTTAGCCGCAGCACAAGCCAAGTTAATAGAACTCCAAGCTGCCGAAGAAAAAGACAAACAAAATGCTAAAGATGCAAAGGCTTCTGCATTAGCTAAACTAACAGCATTAGGACTAACACAAGCTGAAGTAACAGCATTGATTGGATAACATGGAACACGACAATCAAGTCGACATGTTTAAGTACGGGCAACTTGTTGCGACAGTTGACGCACTAGACAAAAAGATCGACAAACTCGAAAAATCAGTTGAGCAACTTTGTGAGTTGGCAAATAAATCTAAAGGCGGTATGTGGGCAGGCATGATGGTCGTCTCCGCATTTAGCTCGTTTGTTGGTTTTATTAGTCACTATTTCATGGCAAAACCCAACTAAATGAAATTGTTTAAAGACATCCTTACCGAAGACGACAACCAAACATACTGCGCTGCACGGTTCTGTGCTGTGGTGTGCGTGTTAGGTTTTTTAGGTATTGCTTTGTTTGCTGCATTCCATGGCACCGAGATTGACTTGGAAAAATTAGGTATGGGCCTAGCTACCACATTAGGTGGATCTGGCGTGATGATTGGTGCAAAGGCTGCAACTCAAAAGAGTGAATAATGTTTCCTTTATCTATTTTAACTTATGCCA